TGAACAGCTTCCTCGAAATCGGTGATATCGGTTGAGGCGTGGGCATGAACCTCTTCAGCGGCACCAACATCAGCAGCAGTCAGAACAACATCTCCAGTCTGACTATTAACGCTGGTTACCGATTCGCCTGCAGTGTTATTGATAGTAACAGTACCGCCTACGTTATCATAAGAAACGGAGATACCAGTACCGGCTAGAACAGAAGCACCAATGACGCTGGTTACGTCGTTTTGGAAGGTGGCTAGTTGTTGATAACGAGAATCCCCGTCAGTCTGATCAATCTTAGAGTTCCAGACACTCTTTTCGGTTGGGGAAACAAACTCTCTGTTCAGAGTCTCTGTGATCAGATCGGCATCATAATCGCCAGCGACAGGAACAACATTACCAGTTCGACTATTGAAGCTATCGACTCCAATGGAAGTGGCAGATCCGATCTGGGACCAATTAGAACCAATAGATGGATCATCACCGGCATCAAGTGCCCATGTACTGCCGTCATCGGTCTGATACGCGATGGTTAGGTCATCATATACAGGAAGAGCCAGACGAGCAGCCTCATCGGCAACCGCAACCTTACGTCCGGCTGGTAGGTTTGGTAGCTGGGTCAGAGGAACAAGACCGCTGGCATCCAGACTGGCAATGCCTCCTACGGCTCCTACAGAGCTGTTCTTGACGTATTCTGCGTCGGCCTCAACATGGGTAACGTATTGTGAATGGGGGTCTTCTAGGGCAACGTGGGCAGCCACAGCGGCAGCCCCGCCGAAGTTCTCGACAGTGATGCTCTTGCTCACACCATCTTGAACAATGGCAGCAATCTCATCACCAGATAGTGGCGTGGTTGCAACCGGGAGTTGTGAAAATTTCATATTTATGTCTCCGTTGTTTAGGTATTATCCTACTTGTATTTATTGGTTTATTGCGCTTTGGCTTTCTTTGTGGCTATGGCATACATTACAGACTCCCACCTATCACCATACTTCTCTTTCAGTTTCTTCTTGTTTTTCTTCAAAGCCATGACGATCTTCTCTTTCTTCTCCGCTTCTTCTGGCGTCAGAGTTGATTCTGATATCTCTTCCCAATCAAACTCAAGGTCATCGTCATCAACATAGGTGTGTGATGATGTGGCTGGGTGATTATTTTTCTTGCTGGTGATGGAGAAGTAGGTATTTCTTTCTTGGTCACTAAACGGAGCAAATGCCTCGCTGTCCTCTTCGTCGATCCCAAAGAAGCCGACTCCCAACTTCCTAAACACTGTCTTAGGATCTTCTCCTGTAATAGTAAGAGCAATGGCAGCAGTGTCGATGGAGATCCCCTCTCCGTTTGCGGCAACAAACTCAACTTCATTTTTACTATACACCACAACAGCAATCTTCTTGAGGTCTCTATTCATCTGAGTCAGGAACTCGATGTAATATAGGTCAGAATCGCTAGTGTACGAGTCAAAGAACTGCGAACTGTCCTTTGAGGTAGTACACCATACGGTTCCAGCTCCGAGTCGTCTACTGGCCTCTACGGTCCTTGGAGAGGTGATAAACACCGACCCACTCCTATAGATCACATCATAAGACTGGCCAAGTTTCTTCTCCTTCTGTCGCTTTGATCTCTTCTCGATCTGAGTACGAAGCATCACCAAAAAAATCCAGAACAACAACAGCCAGTTCTTCATTCTTTAGGGAGTTGAATTTCTTGATCCAGTAGAAGGTATTGAACTCCTGTGGACTTCCTTCTCGTTTGTCAAAGTAGTTATTCTTGGCAAAGAACTCAAAGCAGTTTGTTGGTGAGTCGAACCCATGATCAATCTTGATGAACTTCAGGGCGTTTAGAATAAATCTATATTCCTCGCCACTGTTAGTCCTGTTTAGGCTTGATAGTGCTCTCTCGAATGATGATTTAAGATCCTTATATGACTCCACAATCAGCTCATTCTTATTTGTCTCAAAAATCTCAAAAAGTCTCATTAAACAACCCTCATGCGAAGAAGTTCTTCTCTACTAAGAACTGGCTCATCATCCTGTTCATCATTACCAGTATCAGATGCTGCTTGCTCTGGTGATTTCTTTTGTTGGTTCTTTGAAGACAGAAGCATCTTCTCTCGTTGAAGTTTGATCTGCTCTTTCTTGTACATAGCATCCTTGGCTGTCTGAAGAAACTTCTCTGCTACTGCAAGATAGGCGGCCCGATGTTTGGCCTCCATGTGGGCGATATCAGTCATCTGCTCCTCATAGGCAGCAAGACTCAGCTCGATGATCTTGTCCAGATTTCGCTCCTCTGTTGGGATGGCTGGAGTGGCCAAGAAGTCTCCTGTGACGACCCCAGCCTCTTCCATTCCGAACGCAATGTCCAGTGGGTGTACCTTTTTGCTCATGTGAACCCCTCTCGTTTGTGGTTAATTTCTGACCAAATCCGCCCCCACTCATCCCTTCCCCCTTCTCCCCCTGAAATGGCTGAAACCCCCATGGATAGTGGCTTCTAGAGTTAAGTCTAACAGTAAGAACTATTAGGAGAGACTTAAAAGCTAAGATCAAAATCAAAAGCTCGCGTTGCGTTAGCTAACATTTTAATGAATATTTACGGGCGATTGAGTCGATCTACCAATTCATCTCTCCCTATAGGAAAAATCTATTGGAGAAGTTTCATAGTGGATGGCATAATCTGTCAGTTGTTTCTAGGTCTGTTTGGATATTTAGTACAAGGCAAACTAAATAGATTGGTGATTGGATAACTTTGGAGATACTTAGCAATGGGCAAGAAAGCAGCGAAGTTCAATACCGAAAACGAAACACTATCAACCAGTAGGGATATTGGTTGTAGGAAGAAACTTCATCGTCATGATATCAAGTCGTTTAAACCTCTTACTGTTGGTCATGAAGAATTCCTTGAGATGTTCTATAGCAACACGTCGGTGATTTCTCTTTCTGGTGTAGCAGGAGCAGGTAAGACCTATATGGCAATGGCTGCTGCTATTTCAGAGGTTGTTGATTCTTCAACAGCATATGATCGTCTTATCATCATTCGATCCATTGTGGAGGTTCGATCTGTTGGGTTCCTGCCGGGAGATATCTCGGAGAAGATCGCTGTATATGAGCAACCGTATTCAAATGTACTTAAAGAGCTGATGAACTTTAACGATCCATATTCCATTGCTAAGACACTTGGTTATATCGAGTTCCATCCAACCTCATATCTTCGTGGTATGACATTCGATAATGCTATTATCATTGTTGATGAATGTGAGAACATGGATTATAAGGAACTCTCTACTGTAATCACCCGAACCGGGGTTAACAGTCGCTGCATCTTCATTGGGGATGACAAGCAAGAAGATCTTTCTCGTCAACGTCAGGTTTCTGGTTTCAAAAAGTTTCGAGAGGTTCTTTCTCGAATGCCAGAAAGAAGTGTTGGTATGGTTGAATTCGGCATTGATGATATTGTTAGATCTGGGGTTGTCAAAGACTTCATCATCGCAGAAATGAATACAGACTTCTAATCACACAGAAACACAACCAATCACAACTCGACTGCCGGTCATCGCCAAGATGCCGGCAGTCTTGCTTTCCCCTCTAAATACACAAAGGTCTTTCAACAGGAGAACAATAATATGTACATTCGGGATATCTATAAGAACTCTCAAGTAATCACAGAAGCAGCCAGATTCGGTAACAAGGAAATTCGTGAACTACTCCCGCAGCTTGGTCGCTTCAAGTTTGGTTGTGAGTATGAGTTCAATGTCCACAAGGGAGTGCCTTTTCTTGATAAGTTCATTGATGCAGAAGACCCCATGGATCATCCTCTGATCAGTCGATACTTTAACCAGATCGACTCTCTTGCCAAGGGTATTGCAAAGATCAACAAGTTCGGTGGTATTGAAAATATCGAAGGGTATCTGTCTGATATCGAGGACGCTATCAACGGAGAGTTTGATGATGATCCTGACTCAATGGATTATTTCACCGGAACCACTCTCCCAGAAGTAGCAGAGCTGTCCAAGTTGTTCATCACCAACATCGAGAGGCCGTCTCAGGAGCTGATGAAGCACTTTTCATTCAAAGGTATGTACGGCTATGGGATGCTAACCAATAGCGTCTCACAGAGCGAATCAAGAGCAATGAGAGCCATCGGCAGTATGTACTCTTTCAATGATCCAAGTCTTGAGATCATGAATGCAGCAAACCTAGCAATGGCCGGTGTTCACAACTATCTGAAGAAGGATGCACAGAACTTCCCATCGGAAACCTATATCTCGTCTGATGTTATTGCTGATACCTTCATGGGCGTTCTTCATAAGATCTACATCGAAAGAGCAAAAGGTCCGAGTAAGGTTGAGATCGTTGAAAGGGATCTACCGATTAACCGCCAGTTCATCGAGGATGTTAAACCAGATGTAACCGTACCCGATGGGGTGGAGGTAATCACCAAGCCTATCTCTGCCCGAGACACCTTCCGGGTAATGAAGGAGATGTTTGATTATATTTCCGAGGTCGGGTATACTGACAACAAGACTGGTCTTCACATCAACATCTCCATCGATGGGGTTGACATGCGGAAGGTTAACTATGTCAAGATGATGACCCTGATTGACATCGAGTTCTACCAAGGGCTTAGCAGATCCGGTAAGAACTTCATCAAGTATCCTGTTCGTAGTGATTGGGTGACACCAAATACACAAGTTCTTTCTGCCCGGAATATCTCGGGGGTCTCAAACGTAGAGCGTCTTGCTTCTGCCTACATTCGAGACGGTGCTAAGGGGCTGATCAGTCTCTATGAGGACATCATTGTTGATGATAACCAGAAGGAACGGGCCGTTAACCTGATGCATGTGTTCAATGCGGATGCGACAGCTAGGCGTGTGGAGTTCCGACTCTTTGGTGTTAACGACTCACATGGATATGAACAACGTCTGGAGGAAATCTATCAGGACGTAATGCAGATCTGCTACATGCTGCTTGCTTCTTGCGATGACAAGTTTCTTCAGAAGGAATACATGCAAGGCATCATCCGATTCTTGGATCGTGCTGTTTCTCGGATGGAGTTTGACGGGCAACGATTTGCATCATTCTCTAGTCTTGTTAACAATATGAGAAACAGGTAATATACAGTGCGACTCAACCAAAGACAGGTTGGGTCGCATTTTTTCTACAAAAAACTTGCTTCTTTCAAATTTTTAGTGTATTCTCTATCAAAATAGAGAGGAACCAGTATGAACCTAGAAACCGCACTCGACATCATCGTCGTCAAATTCAAGGGAAGAAAGATAGAACCGGAGCTTCTCAATGAGATCACAAAAGAAATTGAAAATCTTCTCGGTTCTCTTGACACGCCGCAGTACAAGGTTCATAATGCAGCCATGACAGAGAGCGGCAACCTGATGATAGTCCTTCGTGATGGGAAATCAGGATACCGCAAACTTAAACCACCCTCCACCGAGGAGTAAGAAAAATGCTTGACCTTTTTGATCTGATTGATATCTTCATGTGGATGATGAAACCCACTTCTTGGCTGATCATCGGAGGCATTGTTGGTATCTGCTGGGCAACCATCATCGGATGTTCGATGTACACAGCAATCACCCTGTCCAATCGACACGACGATAAAAAGTAACTTTTACATAGAAAGGAGGAAATTCTATGGCTCTCGAAAAATTCAAACAGGCACTACAGAAGAAAGGTGATCGGTACAACATCGGCTTCTCTCCAATCCCAGATTGGATCAGCACCGGAAACTGTGCTCTGAACGCAATCATCAGTGGTCGAATGGATGCCGGTATCCCTGTATCACGTACCACCGCCTTCAGTGGTCTGAATGGCACTGGTAAATCGTTCCTCGATGCCAACCTCATCAAGAACGCCCAAGAGAAGGGCTACTTCTGCGTTCTTCTTGATACCGAGAACTCTCTCGGCGAGGGCTTCATGGAGAAGATCGGTGTTGATCTGGATGAAGACAAATTCATGGCAGTTAGTGTCTACAGTGTAGAAGATGCCATGTCCTTTGTTTCTGATCTGTTCAAGAACACCGACAAGGAAGACAAGATCGGCATCTTCATCGATTCACTTTCCAACCTTGAAATGGAAAACGACATCAAGAAGAATGCCGAGGCTGGTAATGTCGCATATGGCTTTGGTCAGCTGCAGAAAGCCTACAAGCAACTTATCCGATTCATCAACACACAGATTGGTAATCGCAATGCATTCTGTGTCTTCGTTGCCCATGAGTACGTTAGCGGCACCGATAACTATGGCAATCAGCTAACCAAGCCAAGTGTCGGCGAGGGTACTCTTTATCTCCCATCCGTCGCCGTATCTGTTAAGAAGTCCGATCTGAAAGATGGCAAGGAACAGGCGGGGATCGTAATCAAGGCACAGACTCTGAAGACTCGATACACCATGGTCAAACAGAAGTGCGAGATCAACCTTCCATGGGATCAAGGTATGAATCCTTATGATGGTATGATTCCTTTCCTTGAGAAAGGTGGAATCGTTGCTCGAAACGGTGCATGGTACTCATATGAAACCGAGGAAGGCGAGACTGTTAAGTTCCAGAACAAGAATATCTCCGACCATGCAGAGGTTCTTATTCGACTTTACAGCAAACGTGAGGGCGATATCGTCGAGCAGGATGAGGAAGAAGCCCATATGAAATATGTCGAAAGCGAGGCCAGTAAGGCTGAATCGGACGACTGATCACTAACCCACGAGAAGGTGTCTATTATGACACCTTCTCTTATACACATTTCAGGGTAAAACCAAATGGCAAGTATTGAAGCTATCGAATCTGCTTATGAGACTTTTGTGGACGAGTTTGATCGGGTCTACAAAGAAACCCTTCCGCTAGTAGCCATCGATGGTGTTCTTCTGAAAGAAGCACTGACCAATCAGGTCACCCTTCAACTGAAGTGGGAGCTTCTTACCAAGCGCATCAATCGTATTTTTGATGCTGCAGAGCTAGAAGCCGAGACTGCTTACTCGGAAGCCATCTCCAAGGAGCTGCGAGACTCCTACAAGAGCGTTTCTATCTCAGAGGCACGAGAGTATGCAAAATCAGACGAGGCCTACAAGAGCTTCCGTAGGCTGATGATTGAGATCCGTCAGGTTCGAGACGAATCCCGTGGTATTCTTGAAACCATCAACTCTCGCAAGTACATCCTCAACAACATTACAAATGCTGTTGTTGCTTCCGTAACCAACCACATTATCTGAGACCCCTCATGAACATCATGGACCAGATTCGCAACTGTCAGATTCAACTCGACGAAGCAGACCCATATCTGATTGAGGCGTTACATGCGAAATCAGATGAAGAACTTCAGATTTTTGCAGAACGAGAAAACAAGATGATCGAGATCGAGCATCGTCTGAAGAAACCAACAACCTCTGCGAATGATCGTCTCAACACTGTTCTTTGTCTCATGGAGTTTCGCAGACTGAAAAAAGTGTTTAAGGATCTGATGGAAAACGACAACGATCCAACGAAAGGAGTGTCACTTCGATGAAGAAGCCTCTTATTCTAACAGTGGATAACTTCACAACCTTTCAACTGGAAGGTCTTTCTCGTTCTGAGATTTCACACATCCAGAGCAAGACCGCCCTTCCAGTTAAAGGGGCTTTTATGACCGCTGCATATAAGGCAAAGATATGGGATGGTAAAGAATCTCTGTTCACCGAAGATGGTGTTGGGTTTGTCTATGAACTTGAGACCATTCTAAACATCCTAGAGTCTGATCTTGGTTATGATCTTGACTATGATCTTGACTATAAATTTGATCAGCCGTGGTTTGATTTTGACGCTATTCCTCTTGTTGGGGATGGTTATCTAAAGGAATTCACCGGGTTCGATCTTCGAGATTACCAGCTAAACGGCATCAATTCCGTCATCCAGAATCGCAAGGGTGTTCTTGACTATGGAACCAATGCTGGTAAATCTTGGATTTGCGCTGGTATCTCCAAGGCGTTTGATCCTATCCTGAAGTCTGTTGTCATCGTCCCATCCGAGAATCTGGTCACCCAGACCTTTGCTGACTATGATAAAACAGATTTGAATGTCGTGGCGTTGACGGCAAACATTAAGCCAGCCAAGCGAAAGGAGACAATCCAAAACGCCAGACATGTGATCATCACAAGCAAGCTGTTTATGAACTGCTTCGAGTATTTCACAGAAGAACCGATGGTGTTGATCATCGACGAGACTCACCTAATGGGGACTGTCTTCTCTGATATCATCAGAAACCATATGGCGCATTGTCCTGTACGGGTTGGGTTAACTGCCACACTCCCAAACGCCAAGACAGACCCATTCAAAAGGAAGATGATTTTTTCTCATCTCGGTGGTGGTGTTCTTGAGCAGATCAAGCAGAAGGAGCTTATCTCTCGTGGAGTGTCGAGTCAATTAAGCATACAGATGTTTAAGACTCGTCATCAGGAGATCGAAGAACTTTCCACCACCAGAGAGTTTGACTGGTCACTTGAAGATAACTATCTGCTCAATAATACCGATAGGATTGCTGCTATTGCCGAGTTCATTAAGGAGTTTGACAACAAGAACACTCTGATCTTGTGTCATGCTGGTCTTGGTGTTAAACTTGCAGAGATGCTTGGAACTGGTGTGGTGATTGACGAGACCAAAACAGAACAGCGCCAAGCATGGTTCAATGAGTTTGACAATCGAGATGATTTCAAGCTGGTTGCAACCTTTGGATGTGCTGGTACTGGTTTGTCTATCAATCGTATCTTCCGCCTCTTCATGATTGACGTTGGTAAGAACGAGACCTATATCCTTCAAGGGATTGGTCGGGGTCTTCGTCGGGACGGTGAGGTGAACAAGATTGAGGTTATTGATATCTCTGCCGATAGCAAGTATTCAAAGCGCCATCGCAAGGACCGAATCGCAATCTACAAACGAGAAAAGTTTAACTTCGTCGAGGAGAGCAGACAGATCATTGTCTGATTCTCTTCTATAGCAAATAAAAGGATCGACCATGTTTTATATCAATGCAGAAGATGCGGCAGTAGACAGCTTTAATGAATCATGTGTACAGGAGAAGATTTTTGTCTTCAACCCGGAACAGGAAGATTACTTTCTGGAGAACTTTTACTTCTGGGACTGTGTAACCACGGAAGTGTTTGATGTGGAAATCGCGAATCGGATGTTTACAATCCCGTCTGGAACCTATATCCTGTGTGGGTGTGCTGGTGGCAGTCAGGACTGGATTCTGATTGACGAGATGATCGCCCGCCCAATCGACGTATTTGTGATTGGCAAGGGATTCCGTGGGTTCTCTTTGAGTGATATGGTTCTCAAGAACCATCGTACCGATTCATTCTACCTACCAGCACCATCCAAGAACCCAATACCGATCACTGATTCGACAGCAAGTCGAATCATTATCACCTCACAAACAGATGCGTATTCCCGTATGAAAGACAAGGATTACGACATCTACTACATCAGCTAACAGGAGGAGTGGTGCTTGTTGACAAAGTAAGAAATCGGATTCTTCTTGAAGACGGCACAAGTGTCGTCTCGATTGATACGATGACAAGAAGCATCCTCAAACAAAAGTCTCTTGGAGAAAGAGTCAGGGTAATTTCTTGCCCGGACTCCAACACCCGATCATTCTCATTCAGATGAAGATCTTGACAGGATTCTGGATTTGGTCGAGAGATCCAAGAGGTTTGATGGGACTTCTGAGATGCTTTCTCGTATAGAGAAAGAGCTTGACTTCTTCACCAGAACCAGTAACATACGATTTCTTCTTTCGGTTGTTGACTTGATCAATAAGATGAAAGAGAACAATGTCGTCTGGGGAGTTGGACGTGGCAGCTGCTGTGCATCTCTGGTGCTCTATCTGCTTGAGGTGCATGACGTTAACCCGCTTGTATACGGGATCAACTTCAGCGAAATGTCCAAAGATCTCGATGACGATGAATAACCACCATTGACACACCAAAAGGAAACACTCATAATGGCGATTGACCACAAGACCGTTAAACCCCTTCGAGACGATGTTCTACTCCAGCACAAACCAATGCATCAGGCGGTTGAGAGTGTCATCTACTACAAGGAAGACATTGACAAATCCCCTCTTCAGACTTTCATCGTCACCGCCGTTGGTGGAGATGTTAAACTTGTTAAAGAAGGTGATCTGGTTGTCTGTAGTTGGAAACGCATTACCACTCCGTTTGATCTTGAGGTAAACGGGGTTCAGAAGAAATTTGGCATCACCTCCGAAAAAGAGATTGACGCTATCCTTGAGGCAGAGTAGAATGTCTATTCGTCTAGACAGATCACTGATCCTGTGTATGTACTTGGAAGAGATCAACAGGATTTGTGATCAGAATGATGAAAAATCACACTTTACAGCGGAAGAAGTTGTTGATATACTTCTCTCCGTTGTAGAGAAAACCCTTAACCCCTCGGAAGTAGATAGTAAGAATGACTGATTCTGTGATTGAAATCAAAAAAGAAGAAACCAAGACAACTTCTCCGAAAGTCACTGTCGTTAGCTACGA